CAAGCTGGACGATGCAATCTGGCGCGGCGACGGCGTCGGCAAACCGCTCGGCTTCTCAGTGCAGAACTACGGCGGCGCCCTGATGGTCTCGGTCGCCAAGAAGACCGGCCAGGCCGCCGATACGTTCGTCATCGAGAACGCTACCTCGATGCTGTCTCGCCTCTACCGCGAGCCGGGCGACCGGATCGTATGGTTATGTAACCCCGATGTCATCGGCCAGTTCCCGCTAATGACGATTGGTCAGCAGCCGGTGTTTCTGCCCAACAACAGCGTGGCTGGAGCCATCCAGTACGGCACGTTCCTCGGCTTCCCTGTCATTCCTGTCGAGCAGGCCGAAACGCTCGGCGACAAGGGCGACGTTGTGCTGGCCAATTTGAGCAAATACGTGACCATCGTCAAGGACGGCGTCCGCGCCGAGCAGTCGATGCACGTTCGGTTCATCTATGACGAGATGACCTTTAAGTGGTCGATCGACGTCAACGGCCAGTCAGCGATCAAGCAGCCCATTACTCCGTTTAAGGGCTCCAACACTTTGTCGCCGTTCGTAACGGTCGACGCTCGCGCCTAACAAGGAGGAACCAATATGATCCCGTACGAACTTCTAAATAACCTCCACTTCGTCAAAGGCCTCGATCCAGTGGCCGATGCGTTTAGCGGAACGGTAGCGAGCGACGTTGTTTCGCTCGGCAACTTTGACAGCGCCTTGTTCGTGGTTTACAAGGGCGCGGGCGCCACGGGAACCTCGACCATTACGGTCGAGGCCTGTGATGACATCGTCCCAACCAACACGACCGCCGTGCCGTTCTATTCGAAGTCCATCACGTCGACCGACGTGCAGGGCGCGATGACGGCCCGCACTGCGGCTGGCTTTACCACGACGGCTGGCGCCTCGCAGATTTACGCTATCCAGGTGCACGCCGAGGAGCTGGCCAACGCTGGCTATTCGTACGTGCGGCTGAAAGCTGTCGAGGTCGTCGACTCGCCGGTGCTGGGTGGTATTGCCATCGCCCTTGCCGGCTCGCGGTTCGGCGGCTCGGCTACTGCTACTGAGATCGACTAATGATTGAGCACCGCCTCCAGTTGGTGACGCCGCCGACGTTCTGGGCGCTGTCCGACAGCGACTTTGAAGCGCACTCCCGCGCCATGGGTCAGCCGGTCGAGCAGTTGAGCCCTTACGTCCAGGCGGCGATTAACCATCTGGAGGTGGTCTCGAATCGTCGATTCGCGACTCAGACTTGGCGCATGTATCTGGACTACTTCCCCGATACCGGCGTCATCACCATACCCTACTCGCCGCTCGTGTCGGTGGCTTACGTCAAGTACACCGACTCCATCAGCGTACAGCACACATTTTCCAGCAGTAACTACGGAGTCTCCACTGCGCGCACGCCGGGCCAGATCCTTCTTGAATACCAGAAAGACTGGCCCACGGAGACGCTTCGGAACACTGACCCCATCGAGATTGAATTTACCTGCGGCTGGCCTAACCAGGCCAGCGTACCGACGGCCATTCGACAGGCCATCCGAATGCTCGCGTCGCACTTCTACGAGCACCGCGAGGCCGTTGTCGTTGGCACTGCGGCCGCTGTGGACGAGGCCGAGCTACCGCTGGCCGCGTCTGCACTCATCGCCCCGTGGAGAGTGTTCATATGAGAGCCGGGGCACTGCGGCACCTGATCGACATTGAGGCCAACACCATCGCCGTGGACGCCAACGGCGACCGCACGGAGACGTGGACGAGCGTCCATCAGTGTTGGGCCAGTATCGAGACCGGCAACGGGCGCGAGTTCTTCGCCGCGCGGCAGGTCATGGCGGACCTGACTCACACGATCCGCTTGCGGTTCGTGGTCGGCCTGACGCCAGCCATGCGGGTGAAATACACAGACCAGAAAACGCAGGCCGTCCGCTACTTCGATATCAAGTCAATTTTGAACCCCGACGAGCGGGACGAGATGCTGACCATGCAAGCGGTCGAGGTGCTGATATGAAAGGCATCAAAGTCGAAGGCATGGATCATCTGGCCGGCCAACTGAAGCGCGTCATGGCAACGGCGCAGGGCCAAGAGCTACAGGCCGCGTTACTGGCAGCCGCCGAGGAGATCCGCGCCGAGGCCGCGCGGCGTGCGCCGATTGCGCCATATCCGACGCGGCAGAACGGCAGGGAGATCGCGCCGGGCGGACTCCGCGCATCGCTGAAAGCGGCAGCTGGCCGCAAATACAAATTCTTTCTGCAGGCGTTCACGTTCACGCTGGCGAAGCTAGCGCCGCACGCGCATCTCGTCCACTTCGGCACCAAGCCGCACGCCATTGTCCCCGGACAAGGCAAGAGCAAAAAGATGAAGATCGCGGGCCGCGCCTTCGCTTGGCTCTCGCGCGTCGGCGACCAAGTCCGCACGAAAGTATTTCACCCAGGCAGCCGCCCGAATCCGTTCTTGGCTGACGCCGTGAAGGCCAAGCGCCGCTCCATCAAGAAGCTCCTTGAAACCCGCGTAAAAGCCGCGTTCGACGCAGTGGGGCGTGCCGCGTGAGAATCTACCAAGCTCTCTACCGCTACACGCAGGCCGAGCCAAGCATCTCGTCGGTAGTCGGCAATCGAGTCTACGACATCCACGCCGAGCAGGCCCGCGCAACCAAGTACCCGGCGCTGGTCATCGAGGCCATCGACGATATCCCGTTCCATTCGATCGGCGCAGCGCCGACGGCCACGCGGCGCCCGGTGAATATCTACTGCATGGCGACCGGCAACAGCAAAGCCGCTGAGGATCTTGGCGACACGATCTACGACGCTGTCATCAATCAGCAGGCCGCGATCACTGCGGCGAGCGGGCTGACGGTGCGCTCGACGCATCTCAACGGGCGGCGCATCGAATACGAGGAAACGCTCGAGACCAACGAAAAACTCTATGCGGTGATTTTAGAGTTCGACTTCATTCACGATTACGACTAGGAGGATACAATGGCAGTTCTCGCAGGAAACGCTGGCAGTTTCAAAATCAGCACTAACACGGTGGCCGAGCTGGATACCTGGACGCTCGACGTATCGACGGGCCTCGAAGAGACCCAGTCGTTCGGCGACACCTGGAAGGAGCGAACCGCTACCATTAAGGAATGGAGCGGGACCGCATCGGGCCGCTTCGATGATACCGACACGAATGGCCACGTTGCGCTCAACACGGCGTTCCTGGGCGGCACGACCGTTGCGGCGCGATTCTACATCGACGGCACGAACTACTACAGCGGCACGGCTTTCGTGCAGGCCGCGCTGAACGCCAGCGAAAACGGCCTGGTCACGATCAGCTACACCTTCACCGGCAGCGGCGCACTGAGCTACACGTAAGGAGCGACCATGGCAGTTCTCGCAGGCCGCAACGCAGATATCTACCTCGCCACCGGCAGCGGCACGGCCATGACCGGCGAAGCCACGACCAGCCTGGGCGGCAACGTGTACCAGATCACGGACGCCGCCCGCAGGGCCATCAACCCCAACGCATCGCTTACGGTTCTCGATGGAGCCACGCCGATTCCATCCAGCCGGTACCAAGTAGCCTACGGCAGCGGCAAGATCTATTTGCAGGCTGCGCCGGCGGGCACGGTGACGGTCACCGGCGAGTTCCTGACGCTATCGAAGGTCGCGCAGGCAACGGACTGGACGCTCGACGTGCAGCCGGTACTCGAAGAAGTGCAGGTGTTTGGCGACTCTTGGAAGTCTAGGGCTCGCGTTGGCGGCGATGCGACCTGCACGTTCGCGCGCTTCTACAACGACAATTACTTCCACACGAACGCCACGAGCTACTACGTCATCAACTGCTACGCCGATTACGCCGGCGGCGTGCGCTGGATGTTTGGCGCGATGCAAAATAGCATGAGCGTAAACACTGGCGAAAATGAGACGATCAAAGAGAACGTCAGCTTTTCCGTGCATGGCGTGCTCGACTACCTAAACTCATGAAACTAGCAGATAAAATCCTGGCCGTCTCTTTGAAGCAAGAAACGCTGGACGTGCCCGAGTGGGATGCAAAAATCGGCATCCGCGAAATGACAGTGGAGCAGCGCCTGAAGTTCGGCGAAGACGCGAAGAAGTGGCCAGCGGTCGCCATGGCGCGGCTGGTGATTGCCTCGACGTTTGACCCGGCGACCGGCAAGCCGATCTTTGAAGCGGCACACCACGACGCCATCGTAAATATGCCTGGCGCGGTGATCGACCGCATCGTAACTGAAATCTGCCGCATCTCGGGCCTTGGCGCGGAACCGGCAGAAGCAGCGGAAAAAAACTAACGGGCGAGCGGCGATTCGCCTTCGCCCTCGCCGAGCTATTGCATATGCCAGTTGGGCGGCTGTTACGCGAGATGAGCAGCAGCGAGTTCACCGAGTGGGCCGCCTATCTGGAGTTGAAGCACAAAGAGTCCGAGAAGGCCGCAAAGCAAAGGAAGCGCTAAATGCCCGTACTCTCCAATTTGATTGTCCGAATCGGCGCTTCGACGGACGACTTTGACAAGAAAGTCAACGCCAGCCTCGGCAAGATCAAGCGGTTCGGCGCGACGATCAGCGAGGCCGGGCAGGCGCTTTCCATCGGCTTCTCCGCGCCGGTTGTAGCCGCTGGCGCTGCGGCACTAAACGCAGCGGTGCAGATGGAGTCGCTGGAGAAAGGGCTCGCGGCCACCATGAAATCGACGACGGCGGCAGCGACTGAACTTGAGAAACTGAAAGAAGTCTCGAAGCTGCCGGGGCTGGGGCTCAAAGAGGCCGTACAGGGCTCGATCCGCCTGCAGACCCTCGGGAGCACCGCCGACGAGTCCCGCCGCATCATGCGCGAGTTGGGCAACGCACTAGCCGTGGTCGGCGGCGGCAAGGAGGACTTCTCAGAGGTCATCCGGCAATTGAGCCAGATGGCGGCGGTCGGCAAGGTCACAAAGGAAAACCTCGACCCAATCGTCGAACGCATCCCGCAGATCGCGGCAATTATCAAGGAAAAGTTTGGCGCGGCGGCGCTGGGCGACCCGGCAAAGACGTTTGAGAAGATGGGCATCTCGGCGCAGCAGTTTATCGGCGTTGTCGTCAACGAACTGGAGAAGGGCGGTCGGGCTGGTGGGGATCTGAAAACCAGCATGGAGAATCTGCGGGAGGAGGTATTTGCCACCGCCGCCGAGTTCGGGAAGTCGCTGGTGCCGATCGGCAAAACGGTCGTACAGGAAGTCCTGAATCCCATGGTCGAAAAGGCCAAGGCCGCCGCCGAGGCGTTCAATCGACTGTCACCAGAAACGAAGGCGCTGGCCGTTGAATTTGGTGCAGTATCCGCTGCGATTCCAGTTGCGCTTGTCGTGCTTGGCACGCTGATAGAGAAAGTCGGGGTCGTGGGCGGCGCAATCACTAAGCTGGTTGGCGCTCTGAAGAACATGGGCGTCACTGTGGCCGGCTTGGGCAAGGCTGGCTCGTTCGCGTTGCTGGCAACGGCCATCTACAATCTGCTGGAGCCGCTGACGCGCACCGAAACCGCACTGGCGAATCAATCGAAAGCCGCCGACGATAACCGGAAGTTTCTGAGCGGCCTGACCCGGACGTATCAAGAAAACCTTGTGGCCACGGGTCAGCTCGTCCCGGCAACTGACAGCGCATATGAGTCGATCTTAAGCTTTGGGCGGGGCGTAAAGGCAACGGAAGAGGCGGCAAAAGGGCTGACTCCAACTCTTGCCGCCGCCACCGAAGCCGTCCAACTGTACGGTAAGGGCGTCGTGCAGTCCTACGAGACCGAATTCAACAACGCCGTCCTGAAAGAGCGTCTCTTGCTCCTGCAGGCTGATTACAACACTCGTCTGAGCGACGGTGTCGCCGCGCTGCACAAGTACGGCTCCGCTGCCGGGGCCGCTGCCGCTGCGCTGAAAGAGTTCCGCATCCTTGAAGCCGCGCCGTCCCTTGGTGGGCCCGAAACGGACGTGCGGAAGTTGCCAACGCCGACCATTGCGGGCCTGCCGTCCGAGGCTGTGCTCACCGGCTCCGACACCGCCCGCGCCGCCAAGCGCAACGCGGACATGATCCGCATCATGGCGGGGCAAGTAGGCAAGGATTGGAGCAAAACGCAGCAGGCCATCAGCCGCCAGGTCTCGACCATCGTTACGGACCTTTCGCGCGGCATCGCCGACATCATCATGGGCGGCGCAAAGATCG